AAACACTTGACGATGCCCGCATGTTTGTGCTATCATTTAGTGATGTAATAGATACACACGGAGTTAGATTTGACTGACAAGTTGCCCCTAAACACAGTGCTTGCTGCAATAGATCGCAAAGACTATGCGTTCTATGATGGGCTTACACCTGAGCATCAAAAACAACTAGCACCGTTCTTACTAAACCGTTATGTAAGTTTAGTAAAAGGCAGTGGTGAACTACAAGCGTACTACTTAATGGCTGGCAATCAGCGTGTTAACTGCACTTACTTTGAACTAGCACGGCACCCTAAACTGGTGTGGCAACTATTATGCACAGTAAGTCCTGGAATGGGTACGCAGTTTCATCAGTGGGTTGGTCATAAAAAGAAAGACAAGAACAATAGTAGCAAGCGACGCAAAGAAGTAGAACGCTTGCATCCACTTGCAAAAAGTGATGAACTGGACATGCTTGCTAACATGTACACAGACAAGGACCTTAAAGCAATAGCAAAACTTTACGGTGATCTATGAACGATTTTACAAGCGTTATAAAAGATGCTATAATTAACTATAGTATGGAAACTAAAGACTACATATGCCAGTACTGCGGCAAAGCGTATCGCAAGGAAAGCACACTTGCTGCGCATCTTTGCGAGCCAAAGCGCAGAGCACAACAAGAGAATGAAGCAGGTGTTAAACTGGGCATGACTGCTTATTTGCGTTTCTATGAACTTACACAGGGCAGTGCAAAATTTAAGACGTACAAAGACTTTAGTGACAGTGCATACTATAATGCGTTTGTAAAGTTTGGTAGACACATGGTGAATATTCGTGCTATTAACACTGCTAAGTTTATTGACTGGGTAATTAAAAGCAATAAGAAACTGGACTACTGGTGCAAGGATGCAGTGTATCAGGAATATTTGATGGAGCACTTGCGCAAAGAAGCAACACAGGATGCACTGGAGCGTAGCATAAAGACCATGGAAACCTGGGCAGAAGAAAAAGAAAGTGTATTCAACCATTACTTTAACTATGTTAACGGTAATGTTCTTGTGCAGCATATTACAACAGGACGCATCAGTGCTTGGATTATTTTTAACTGTACTAGTGGGCAACAAGCACTGGACAAACTAAGCACAGAGCAGATTGAAATGATATTTCCATATATTGATCCAGACTATTGGAAGCGCAAGTTTGTAGATTACTTTGCGGACACAGAATGGGTAAAACATATACTCAAGGAAGCAGGACTATAATGTATGATATGCCAGATGTCGACATTGACTTTGCTGATCGCACACGGTTGCTAGACTACATTCAAGGTGTGCCCGCTAGGCTCAACACTGATGCACGACATAACACTGGAGTTTACTTTACAGATATTCCTGTTGCACATGATGGTATTGCTACGCTGGAACACAAACGAGCAGAAGATATAGGATACTTTAAATTAGATTTGCTTAATGTAAATGTATATGAACATGTACGCAATGAACTACACCTAGTAGAACTTATGCAGGATCCTAATTGGCTTACACTCTTGGATAAAACACGGTTTGAGAGTGTTATACATATTGGCAATCACTGGGATCTAATGTGTAAGATGCCTGAACCAGTTAACAGTATACCTCGTATGGCAATGTTCCTTGCTGTTATTCGTCCTGGCAAAAGACATCTAGTAGGCAAGACCTGGGCAGAGGTAGCGCAGAGTGTATGGCAACGCCCAGAAGGCAATGAATACTTTTTTAAGAAAAGTCACAGTGTGGCCTACGCACAACTAGTAGCAGTACACATGAATATATTGGAGGAAAGTAATGAGTAACGACACACAACGTATGCAAGATATACAAAATGCACTAGTAGCACACATTCAAACACAGTTGACAAGTGACGAAGATTTTATGTATGTTGCTACTATGCTGCTAAAGCATAGTTTGGTATTGTATAAAACTTTTTTAGAAGATGATCAGATTCAGCAAATGCTTGCGCATGTAGCAGAAACTATATCAGACGATTTGGATATTAAAGACTATACCAAGGGCGGCCCTACACGCCACTAGCAATCACAACCAGTGCATAATAAGTTAGCACATGTAGGCATTGGTCCAGTACATTAGTCCACCACCATGCTTCACTTTGTGGTTTGCAACTAATTAGCCTATTTAAATGATGCTTGCCCCAGTCAATGTGCCAGTGTATTACATAATCAAGTATGCCAATTACTACTGCAATCTCAGGCGCAAACCATAGCGCAATAAACATTGTTGATAAACCATGATGAAAATAATGTGTGTGTCCATCGCCTAACCATTTGTGTTTATTGCTTGGGCCTATATACTGTTGTACTCCTAGATCAACAATGAAATGTTTTATCATAAGCACTAAAAAAAATTCCATTATTTTGTTACTTTCTTTACCAATTGAATATTACGTCTCTTGCTGCGTTTTTTTGCTAGGTCAGCAATACTTACACTAGGACCTCTAACAACTTCTGTGTCTCGAATATTAAAAGTAATTAATATGCCGGCGAACTGTGTGAAGTCTTGTTTTAGGAATAAATTAATAGGAATCATTCTATTACTTTCCCACCACCAAACATCTCCTAATTCCAAAAAAATTGTTTTTAGTTCATCAGGTATCTTGCTATAATCATACATGCTTAGTACAGTATCATCTTGATTCTGCACTATACCTACAAACTCTGCACCACCATAAGTTACTAGACTCAAAAACGGATATTTTTCAAATATTTCTTCTGCTAGTGGTGGCATTCAATTCTTTCGATAAATACAGTATGACTGTTACTACTGGATATTTATATGCACAAAAACACACCGCAGTTATTACTGATACTGGAGTAAGCAACCTCATGAGTATGTTTTATACACCAAATGTAAAAGTATATAGAGGTATTGACAACTATATACGAATAGAATTTAAAAACCGTGACCAAAAGCGAGTTAATATGTCCGGCAAGACTGCAAATATTGTTGTGCTAGACAAAGAAAATAACGTTGCTTATTTTGAACGTGCGTTAACAGTGGTTAACGAAGCCAAAGGTATTATGGAAGCAAGCATCACACAAGGTGACTTACTTAATCTAGATGCAAAGTTTTACAATTATGCACTTAAAGTAACAGACGGTGAAGATCGTACTGCACCAGCATACGCAGACGACAACTATGGTGCAAATGGTGTCCTAGAAGTAACAGATGGTGTGTATCCTACATTTGTAGCAAGCACGACAGAAGATTTTGCCAGTGGAGACCTTGGTAGCACCATCAGTATTAAACCCTATGTAAATCGCAACACAGCGCAACACACTGCACAAGTTTATTTTAGCAGTGCGTTTACAGGCACCCTGGAGATACAGGGCTCAATTAATCCAAGTAATAGTATTCAAAACGCTGATTTTACAACTATAGCAACAGAAACATACACTGCACAAACTGACAATGCCTATGTAAACTTTACAGGTGTATACAGTGCAGTACGTTTTAAGCGTACAACTACTAGTGGAACCCTGAGTCAAGTATTATATAGACCTTGAAGTTAGTAGGATTCGGTTGTAGTTTTACCTACGGCAGTGAACTACAATCGCCAGACATAGATCCAACTGATCACTGGGCAAACACACGTTACAGAAATGAAAATGTTTGGCTAGGACAACTAGCAAAACGTTTAAACTGTGAGTATGATAATCTAGCAGAGCCTGCTAATAGCAATATGGCTATAGCACAACAGGTTGCAAATTATTTTTTACACACAAGAGATCCTCATGAACATATTGTAATTTGTGTAGCATGGACAGAACGAACACGTTTTAGTTGGTACAATGAATCATGGACACACAATGGGTTTGTTAAAGATGAATGGAATTCTAGTCGTCGGGAATGGGTTATTAAATCTACTAGCAATAGTCACGATATGTGGACTAACAATGCTAAACTTATGGTTAATAGTATATGCAAAGCACATGGTGTACCAATACTACAGTTTAATGCACTGGGCAGGCACAGTGTTAGCAAGTATGACAATTACTTCATAAATGGATTAACTATGAACAGTACACTTAAACGTGCTGCACAAGAAGACAATAGATTAAATTTGTTTGCAAGTGGTGGACATCCCAATGAAGCAGGGCATGAATATTTCACATTTAGGTTGCATGATTTTGCAAAAGAACGTATAATATAACTATGATATTAGTAGGTATTGGATGCAGTTTTACTCAAGGAGCAGGCTTGGCAGCAGATCCTCTGCAGTCCTATGAATATAATACTCCCTATAGAGAAAAAAATTGTTGGGTAGGCCAACTTGCTGATAAACTAGGACAAGACTACATTAATTTAGGGGACGGTGGCGCAGGCAATTTTGCAATAGGACAAAATTTTGCACGTTTTATCAACTATGATTTGCATATGTGTGACGAACCTGTTATGGTGTGTGTGGGCTGGACACAAGTTGATAGGATGAGTTGGTGGGACGAAGAAGCGCATTGCTGGGCTCACAGTGGTTGGTGGAACGAGCAGGGAATAATTCCCTGGAAAGGACTTGCTGGAAGAGCAAATAAGTTTGAAAATAGTAGAAAAGAATGGTTATTGCACAGCCAAGGAGGAGAAGGAGATGGGAATCAGGCACTCACAGATAGTGCAAAATTATTAGTAAACAGTGTGTGTGAATCTAGAAATATTCCGTTCGTGCAGTTCAATGCATTGGGTGATCATCATACATATCATGATTATAAAAATTATTATTTGCCTGATACAAATGTCCAAGATTATCTTAAACCTGATCAAATAATACCCAATGATCTGCACCCTAACGAATTAGGTCACAGTGATATAGCCTCGAGGTTGTATAATTTTATAAATGAATGTAAAATATTATAGATGAATAGTATACAACAAGCAGTCTTAGATGCCTTGCCGGGCAAACAAAAGCGTACTACTAACGGGTGGATTTCGTTTAATGCCGTATGCTGTCATCACAATGGCGAGAGCATGGACAAGCGTAGCAGAGGCGGTGTTATTGCTAGTGGAGATGCTATAAGTTATCACTGCTTTAACTGTAACTTTAAAACAGGATGGCAACCAGGCAGACACATTAGTTTTAAAATGCGTAAACTGCTAACATGGTTGAACGTGGATGAAAACACTCGCAGTATGCTTAACATTGAAGCACTGCGTATCAAAGACACAGTAGTAATAGAACAAGAACTTGAAAAAGAGTTCACTGTGGAATTTAAGCCTAGGCCACTGCCAGACAATGTTGTTACACTTGATCGTGCGCCACAAGGTATACAAGACTATGTAGCACAGCGAGGATTAGACAGCACAAGACTGTTATACAGTAATACAAAGCCTGCAGGTATGTGGAAGCGTTTTATTATTCCTTGCACATATGAAAACAAATTAATTGGTTACACTGCAAGAGCAACAGATTCTCTTAGCAAGCCCAAGTATCACAACAGTTATGATACAGGCTATGTGTATGGCATGGATGACCAGTTGCCCAATGCAAAGTTTGTTGTTGTAACAGAAGGTATATTGGATGCAATGTGTATTGGTGGTGTAGGCATACTAAGCAACAATGCCAGCGAAACGCAAGCAGAGATTATTGACACACTTGCTAGAGAAGTTATACTAGTGCCAGACAGAGATGCAGCGGGACAAAAGTTAATTGATGATGCACTGGAGTATGGATGGAGTGTTAGTTTTCCTGAATGGGAAAGTGATGTAAAAGATATTAATGATGCTGTAGTAAGATACGGCAAACTGTTTACACTAAAGAGCATCATTGATGCAAAGCAAACAATGAGTTTAAAAATTAATTTAATGAGGAAACGCCTTTGAATATTTGGATTAATGCTGTTGCTGGAAGTGCTGGAAGCACTGTGGAAGCCGTACTTCGTAAATGTACAGATCTTAAAACAATTGATAAAGATGAAGTAAAATTTTTAGATTTAGAAAAGGATATAGCAACTTATGGCGCTAGGACTAGTCACGGATTTAGAAAACAATGGCATCCTAATACTCAGGATGAATTACTAAATCCAGAATACGAAATTGCTGAGGATAATATTTTTACTCCTCTTGTTCCTCAATGGGGCGACTGGACTGGCAGTGAAACGCTAACATATATAAGAGAAACTTACGATGATACTAATATGTTCTACTTGGGTCCAAACCCCAGCAATGCAGAGTTTGCTGCTATAACATTTAGTAAAATAGGAGTAAACTATATTGATGACCTTGTTAGTACTAGTAGTCATAGTTTGAAGAACTGGAACAACAAAGAACTAGATAACTGGGAACTAAGAGAATTCCTTAGCATGCATTGGATGCAATATTGGATCCCTGAAATGCGAGACCAATGGAATACTGCAAAGCAACTGGGATTTGTTTGTTATGATACCAAGTATATCTTCGAAAACTTGGATCTAGTGCTACTTGATATAATAGATCGTATTGAATGTACAATTACAGATAAAACTAGTTTTGATTTTATTACACAAGAATGGACACAGGGACAAGATAATATTTGGCAAAAATGGGAAAATTATGTAAAATATAAAGATACAATACATGGTAAAGCAAATCATGATGTAGATTTATTTGGCGAAGTTGGACTTGAAGCAATGATACAATATCAGTTACGAGAACATGGCACTGAATTACGCTGCTGGAATTTAAACGACTTCCCAACAAGTAGTAGGATAAAAGAATTTTATGAGTAAAGAATATACAGCAGACTTACAAAAGTTATTCTTAGAAATGATGTTGCATGATGCGCAGAACTTTGTGCGTGTACAGAACATCTATAACGTAGATAATTTTGATCGCAGTTTACATGACACTGCGGTGTTTGTAAAAGAACACAGTGATGAACATGGTGCATTGCCCACTGCACAACAGGTACAAGCAGTAACAGGTGTAGAACTAAAGCCTGTGCCTGATATTACAGAAAGTCACAATGACTGGTTCCTAGCAGAGTTTGAAGGATTCACCAAGCGGCAGGAACTAGAACGTGCTATTCTCAAGAGTGCAGACCTACTTGAGAAAGGCGAATACGAACCAGTTGAAAAGATCATCAAGGACGCTGTACAAATCAGTCTTACAAAAGACATGGGTACAGATTACTTTGAAGATCCCAGAGCGAGACTTATGGCTCTCAAAGACAATAACGGACAGATCAGCACAGGCTGGCCCGCTATGGATCGTAAACTGTTTGGCGGCATGAACAAAGGCGAACTCAATATTTTTGCAGGTGGATCAGGATCAGGCAAGAGTTTGTTTATGCAGAACCTAGCAGTTAACTGGGTGACACAAGGACTGAATGGGGTGTATTTGACACTGGAACTTAGCGAAGGTCTAAGTGCTATGCGTATTGATAGCATGCTTACAAATGTAAGCACCAAAGAAGTATTCAAAGACTTGGATACTGTTGAGATGAAAGTTAAGATGACAGGCAAGAAAGCAGGCAACTTGCAGATCAAATACATGCCAGCACAAAGCAATGTAAATGATATTCGTGCATACTTGAAAGAACTACAGATCAAGAACAACTGGACTGTGGACTTCTTGCTTATTGACTACTTGGATTTGCTTATGCCAGTAAGTGCTAAAGTAAGCCCAAGTGATTTGTTTGTTAAAGACAAGTATGTTAGTGAGGAACTACGCAACTTGGCCAAGGAACTGGACTGTGTATTTGTAACAGCATCGCAGTTGAACAGAGGCGCAGTTGATGAAATAGAGTTTGATCATTCGCACATCAGTGGTGGACTTAGTAAGATCAACACAGCGGATAACGTGTTTGGTATCTTTACAAGTCGTGCTATGCGTGAGCGTGGACGCTATCAGATACAGTTAATGAAAACTAGAAGTAGTAGCGGCGTTGGTCAAAAGATTGACTTGGAGTTTGACATTGAAAGTTTACGCATCCGAGACTTGGGTGAGGATGAAGAGTATCAACAGTTTAAGAAACAGAGTAGCAGTATCTATGATCAACTTAAAAACAAAGACAGTGGTGGCGTAGTTGATGCAGGTGATGAGCCCGCAGGCAAGATTACTGCAAGTGTACAAAGCAGTAAACTAAAGAACATGCTGGCAGGACTTAAAAGTGAGTAAATGGACTTGCAGTGAGCCTTATAATACTGCTTATCTTGAACAAACTGATCAAGGACTACAAGTTGCTCCATGTTGTGTAGCAGATACGCAACCCTATGATCACGCAGTTGGATTATATGATCAGCCCAGTTTAGCGAGTGTAAGAGAACAATTTGAAGCAGGCACTGTGCCTGATGTGTGTAACTACTGTGTTCTTAATGAAAAAAATGGCGTGCCCAGTAGAAGACAAACTTGTCAAGAACCTGTTGTCAACACTGTCAAAAATTTAGAAATACACCTGGGCAATTATTGCAATCTCAAGTGTGTAATATGTAGAAATCGTTGGAGTAGTGCTTGGCGTAAAGATGCACAAGCAATGGGATTGAAAACTTACAACAATTTTAAATTTGACCCTGACAGTATTACTGCTGATCTAAACACAGTAGAATGGTTACATTTCAATGGTGGTGAACCATTGTTTACAGATGTACACTTGGATATACTAGCTCGTATACCAAATCCACAACAATGCAGTGTATACTATAACACCAACGGTACCATAAAGGTTAAAGACAGTGTGTTTGAAGTTTGGAGTAAATTTAAACTGGTTAAACTTGTATTCAGCATAGACGATGTTGGAGATAGATTCAACTATCAGCGCACCAATGCAGATTGGAAACAAGTGGAAGCCAATATGTTTTGGTACAGAGATGTTGCTCCTGTTAACATGATGTTTGGTATAAACAGAACTATTAGCAAACTTAACGAACATCATCGAACTGAACTTGATGCGTGGTTTGCACAGTGTTTTCCTACAAATAGATTAGGTGATCCAAATGAATTTTCTGAACAGTTGGCTAGTGGGCCTTGTAGTTTAGATAGTCCAGTGTTTGATGATTACATAACTAGGTTAGATAAACTAAGACAAGTATCTATCTAACCTATAACCTTTTGCATCATAGCAGTCAATGTAACGACTACCATTGCTCATGCGTATCTTGCCGCTGCCTGCAACTACATCTGTGTCTCGGTACCCAAAAGGCTTTTTAATAGTAACATCCACATACTCGCCATTGGCAACTCCCAGTGTTACAAACGTAACATAGCGTCCACCTTCACCTCTGAACACACGGCCATTAGCAACTAGTCCTGCAAAGTTTACTCTGTCACCCCAGGTTTCCTGTACAAACATATTGGGCATAAACTCTGGTTGTGTCCAATATCCATGACGTTTGTATTGTTGCTGTGGTGATTCTGTAATGCCGTTTGGATAACCTAGGTCACGCAGATCCCAGCCAGCATTCTTTGCTTCTGTTTTGTGTACCCAGCGTTTGTAACTGCCCTGACAATGTTTAAGTGCTGCCCGCCAAAACTCCTTGGGGTTGTGAGCCTTTTGATATGCAAGTGCCCATATAAGTCTACCTAAATTTACAGCATGCGCTCTGCACAATCCAAAACTGCCCAGCCCATATAGTTCTTGTATGATCTGTTCTTTGTTTTCACTCTCACCCAT